GCGCAGGGGAAGGTAACTTTGATGGTTTTGAAACTCTACTTGCTGCTGATACAGACGTAGTTGACGTTGTTGCAGGTACAGTTACTACTTCAAACGTAATTGCTGAGCTTCAAAAAATCGTAGATGCTATCCCAAGTGGTGTATATGGTAAAGAAGATTTAACTATCTATATCTCTCAAAACATCGCTAAAGCGTATGTAGGCGCACAAGCTGCTTTGGGTTATAGAGATTTGTATCACGTAGGACAAACTGAGATGAACTTCCAAGGGATTCCTTTGTTTGCCACAGGTGGTCTTGCTGATAACACAGCAGTAGCTGCTCAGAAGTCTAACCTATTCTTTGGAACAGGATTGCTTGATGACAGAAACGAAGTTAAAGTTATCGATATGGCTGACCTTGATGGTTCACAAAACGTGCGTGTAGTTATGCGCTATACAGCAGGTGTACAACATGGTATTGGTTCTGATATCGTTCTCTACGCATAATCAATAATTCTCTAACTTAAAAGGGGTGGGTGAGCCAAGTGCCTACCTACCCTTTTTTATTAAAATAAAATTAATATGGCTTGTGCAGTATCAAACGGAAGAGCGTTACCATGTAAGAGTGGTGTAGGTGGGCTGAAAAACATTTACTTTGCCCCTTACACATCTACCACAGCAGCATTGACTGATAGTAGTGGTACAATCACTTTAGATGATAGCGTGTCTTTCTACAAATATGAAATCAAGGGAAATTCATCATTAGAAACTGCTATTAACTCATCAAGAGAAAATGGCACTACTTTTTATGAGTCAACCCTTAATGTTACATTTACGTTTTTAGATGTAGCTACTCAAGAGCAGATTAAGCTCTTAGCTCATGGCAGACCTCAAATCGTTGTCGAAGATTATAATGGTAACGGATTTTTAGTAGGTAAAGATCATGGAAGCGAAGTTACAGGGGGTACAGTTGTAACAGGTGCAGCTATGGGGGATTTAAGTGGATTCACACTTACCCTTACTGCTCAGGAAACAGCACCACCTTTCTTTGTAGCAACACTACCTACTGATGATTCAAGTAGCCCAATAGATCCAACACCATAAATTTTTTGTATATTAGCAAAGAGTTTTTTCATTAAGTTTGGTTTAGTTATTGTGAGGGGGTGTAAAAGCCCCCTTTTTTATTACACAAAATTCAGATTATATACGTTATATAGGTATGCATATCTTAACTACATCGACAGATTCGCAAAGTATTGATGTAATACCACGCAGAAGTGTATCAGGCGAATTGTTATTATTCATAAGAGATGAGTCTACGAACATAGTTAGAGAATATACATCAGAGCCAAAAGTGTGGAACACATACGAAGCAACTTTTAATGGTGCAGAGATTGAGTGGCAAAATGACGTTCTAACATTTACATACGCAGAGGGAAGTACATATCTAACCATAAATAATAAATTTAGACTTACAGAGGATACTTATTATACTTTTGTATTACAAGATGAGTTAGGCAAGATATTTAAGGGTATGATGTTCTGTACAGATCAAACGATAGACCAAAATACGAACTCATACTATCAGATTAACAAAAACCAATATGTAACACACTCTGCTGATAACGAGTTTATAGTATTATGATAAAACTAACTACATCAACGGATGCTCAGACCATAAAGATTATACCACGTTCTTATGCAACGAATGTGAGTATGATATTTAGAGATGACTCTACAAACACATCTGTTACATATACATCTTCTGCTACAACTAACAAAAATCATTTAGTTATTAGTGAATCATTATCACTTACTGAGGGTAGGTTTTATGATTTAACAATAAAAGAAGGTAGCAACGTTATATATAAAGACAAAGTATTTTGCACAGACCAAACAGTCGATCAAGATACGAATAACTATTACTCAGTTAACGATGGCGAATACACCATAGATACGAGCTACGATAACGATTATATTATATTATGAAAAACGATTTAAGAATAGTTAACCTAAGCACCTACACAAGCCCTACTGTAAAAGAAGTACGGAATCAGGAATTTGTGAGCTATGGCGATGATAACAACTACTTTCAGTATCTTATAGATAGATACAATGGTAGCCCTACTAACAATGCTATCATAAACGGAATTAGCGAGATGATTTATGGTAAGGGCTTAGATGCTACTGACAGCAACAGAAAGCCCGATCAATACGCACAGATGGTGTCTTTGTTTAATGCTGATTGTGTTCGTAAAGTAGTGTACGATCTTAAACTAATGGGGCAGTGTGCTATTCAGGTGATCTACTCTAAGGATAGAACTAAGATCGTAAGTCTTGAACATATCCCTGTTGAAACACTACGAGCTGAGAAGTGTAATGACAAAGGCGAAATTGAAGCGTACTTCTATCACTACGATTGGTCTAAGCACAAAAAGAGTGATGAGATAAAACGTATCCCTGCTTTTGGAACGTCTAAAGAGGGCTTAGAGATTATGTACATCAAACCTTATCGTGCAGGATTTAAGTACTATTCGCCTGTTGACTATCAAGGGGGTACACAATACGCAGAGTTAGAGGAAGAGATAAGCAACTATCACTTAAACAATATAATGAATGGTCTTGCACCATCTATGCTTATCAACTTTAATAACGGAACGCCTGATCCTGAGCAAAGGGAACTAATCGAAAGACGTATATACGAGAAGTTTAGTGGCAGTAGCAACGCAGGTAAGTTTATCTTAGCATTTAACGATAACGCAGAAACTGCTGCTGATATACAACCTATTCAGTTAAGTGATGCTCACAATCAATATCAGTTTTTAAGTGATGAGAGCGCACGTAAGATACTTGTTTCTCACAGGGTAGTATCGCCTATGCTTTTAGGAATTAAAGACAATACAGGGCTTGGTAATAACGCAGACGAGCTTAAAACAGCTACTATCCTTATGGATAACACAGTTATACGTCCGTTTCAAAGATTGCTTATTGAGAACTTCGATCAGATACTTGCTTACAATGGCATCTCGCTTAACCTATACTTTAAGACCTTACAACCTTTAGAGTTTACCGATCTTGACAATGTAGCTGATATGGAAACAAGAGAAGAGGAAACAGGGGTTAAAATGAGCAAAGAGGACTTAACCGATGAAGAGTTTGATATCATCCTTGACGAGCTAAGGGGCGAAACAATCTCTAACCGATGGGAAGCAGTAGATGTAAGAGAACACAGCGAGGATAACGAAAGCGTAGAGGATTGGGCTGTTAAGCACATTGAATCAAAGGAAGAGAAGTTAGAAAAAAAGTCAATAGATTCTAAAAAGAGTGGGTTTAGCTACTTAGACAAATCCCTATATAAAGTAAGATACCGATACTCTGAAAAGTACAGCTCAGGCAAATCAAGACAATTCTGTCGTATTATGATGAGCAGAAGTGGTAGAGGTGTAGTATATAGAATAGAAGATATTGACAAAGCGAGTAATGCAGGTGTAAACAAGTCTTTTGGGCATAAAGGCAAAGCATACGATCTATTCAGATTCAAAGGTGGGGTTAATTGTGGGCATAGATGGGAAGAGGTCTTATACAGACTAAAATCTAAGACTATGAAAAAGGTTATCCAAAATTACGATGAAGTAGATAAGATACCTAAGTCTTATGCACCTACCCCAAGAGGATATAAGGATGCAGCCAAAGCACCAAAAGATATGAAAGATCAAGGACACCACCCAAATTATAAAGGATAATGGCAACAGCACTATTTATATCACGTACAGATCTTGTTAAAAACAGTATTATTGATGGTAATACTGATACAGACAAGTTTATCCAATTTATTAAAATCGCACAAGAGATTGAGGTGCAGAACTATTTAGGTACTGACCTTTACAATAAGATTAGTGCAGATATCGTTGCAGGTACGCTTACAGGCGATTATCTTAATCTTGTTAATGATTATGTACAACCCATGCTTATATGGTGGGCGCAGGTGTCCTATTTGCCTTATGCTGCATATCAAATAAAAAATGGTGGTGTATTTAAGCACACATCAGAAAATAGCGAAAGTGTAAGCAAATCAGAGGTTGATTATTTGGTAGGTAAAGCACGAGATACAGCAGAGTATTACACACGTAGATTTATTGATTATATGAGTTTTAATAGCTCTACGTTCCCTGAGTATAATAGCAACTCAGATAGTGATGTTTATCCTGATAAAGATAGTTTATTCAACGGATGGGTACTGTAAGATACAAACCAAAAGATAAGAACATAGTTAAATTAAAAAGATTTTTGCAAAAGAACGAAAGTAAAGTATGGCAAATCTTCAAAACAAAAGAATAAAGGACACCCACGAAGGGCTAATCAAAACTGATGATAACAATGCTATCAGTGGCGAGGTTGAGCTTACCGATGGTGCAGGTAATGGTACAGGTGTCAGCGTATCTACTGATGGGCGTGTAGTGGCATCAGGTACTGTTTCTTTTGGTTCTTTGAAAGATACAGGCGAAAACATTACTATCACGAAGTTTGTAGACGAAGCAGATGGGATTGCAAACAATGATAATGACACTTCTATCCCCACAGTTGCAGCAGTCAAAGACTATGTAGATAGCACCGAACTTGATACTGTTACAAGCGTAAACACGCAGACAGGCGATGTGGTCTTAGATACGGACGATATAAGCGAAGGATCAAGCAATCTATACTATACAGAAGCTCGTGTAAGCGCAAATACAAGCGTAGCAGCTAACACCCTTAAAAATACTTATCCTTCTGCTGATGCAACTAAGGTAGGGCATATCACAGTAACACAAGCTGTCGATTTAGACACCTTAGAATCAAATGTAGCTACAAATAACGCTAAGATTAGCTTTGACTCTACAAGCAGCGCAAAATTAGCAGGTATAGAGAGTGGTGCAGAAGTGAACCCAATAAGCACCGATGAGTTAAGCGAGGGTTCTACAAACTTATATTTTACTGATGCTCGTGTAGCAGCCAATAGCGCAGTATCAGCCAATACAGCAAAAACAGGCATAACCACGCAACAAGCAACAGATATAACCACGAACAATGCAAAAGTAGGCATAACGACAGATCAGGCAAACGCTATTACTACTAACTCTGCAAAAGTATCTTTTCCTGAAGCACCTAATGATGGCGATTC